ATCATCTTTACCATAAAGTGTTGAAGGAATTGCATCAACAACTTTGCCTAATTCAGCAATAACGTTACCTGAATTAACTGGTGTTCCTACTACATCAATTACAGATGCATCAGCAGTCATTAATGGAACAAATCCATCAAATTCACCTACGTTAGCATTAGCACCATTCCAGATGTTTTGCTCTGTTTTTTGTGCAACTTCTTTAGCAACGTGTCCAATTAAGAAACTTGCAAAATCAGGAGGCAAATTATCAAAAGCTGAATAACCCATTGATACAGCACCCCAGTCTGATTCAAAAGGTGTTTTACATAATTCAAGATTTACTTGAAATTGCTCTGGCTGGATAATTCTTTCTGTAAGTGTTACAGATCCAGCGTTTGTAAAATCACAAGATTCATTAACAATTAAACCAGAAGTAGCAACCTTTTTGATCACTTCTTTGTACTTAATGTTTGGTTTAATTTCGATTGCACCTTGACTTAACGTGTTACCGCTCAAAAGAGCAGCAGCTATGTACTTACCTGCAAACTCTCCAGCATAAGTAGTAGTAATAGTTGGTTGTGGCATAATTTAAAATTTTAATTTATTTATTTATTTATTTATTTATTTGTTGAAATATTAAATCCATTGTAGATGGTTTTCTTTTTGGACTAATTTTAAAATTTTCTTTTTTAACACTTCCTGATTCAGGATTGTGTTTAATTGGAGCAGCAGCAGGCTTAGATAATTCTTCCTTTAATTGCTTTTCTAATTCTTCATTTTTTTGTTCACTTAATTCTTCTTTATTTTCATTATTAAGTTGTTCTTCGATTTCTTCAGATTTTAAATCCTCGCTGATGTTTTTTTCGCCAACCTTTTCTTTAAGATCTGCAATTGCATCTTCAAGGTTTTTAATTCTTTTTTCCATTCCAGCCCAGTCATCAACTGCAGCTTCTTTTCCATCATCTTTCATCTCCTCATCTTTATAATCATCTTTCATTTCTTCTTCTTTTTGTGGAACTTCGTCGGATGCTTCTCTAATGTCATCGATAATGCCTTCTTCTTTAACAACGATTAATCTGCCATCTTCCAGCATATATTCACCGACTGGCATAGCTACTTTTTCATCGTCTGTTAAAATAAAAATTTCTTTACCTTTTTCAAATGATTCGCTTTCAATACGAGTACCATTTTCAAGTTTTTGTTCTTCAAGTTTTACTTCAATGTTTAGAAGCGTCTTGATTTGATTGATAATTTCGGTTGATTTCATAATTATTTATATAACGGTTATTAATTTATTTTTTGCATTTTCAAATTGTTCTTGATATAACTCCTATGCCCTGTGCCCATAATGAGCCATCACAACATTTTCTTGAATAGGTATTTTTATCTTTACATAAACAAGCACGTCTTGATCCCTTTGGACTTGATAGCCCAGGAAAAAATTGTTTTTTACTCATTTGTTAAAATTTCTTTTATTTTATCTAACAATTCTTCAGCCTGTTGATCTTCTGATAAACCAATTGAATCTTTTGGCCGTTCCATTTTGTCAGCAAAATAACCTTCGATTGAAAAACCTTTAACCTTTCCGGTTTTAACATAATCATTCCACACCTCGTCATTATTTACTTTGACCGCACCCATCCACGTTCCTACTGGCACATTCATTCCATATTTACGTGATTTATCGTGTATCTGATCTTCAACAATCCACGATTCTACTAAACTTAATCCGCTTAATGAATGTTGGTGTTCTAATGTTGAATTGTTTTGATTTCCCTTTGTTAAATACAATTGGGAGGCTTTTAAGACCGTATCTTTAGAAAAGTATATATAATATTCATCTTCACCATTATTTCGATATATGGGCTTATTTGGGATTAATAATGCTCCCATTAATATTTTTTTATCTTTTGATATTTCTGCTAATTTAATTTCATCACTTTTTAATGCGATAAAATCTTCTTCAATTGCAGGATTTTCAACTATGGAAATTGCTTCGATTCCTGAAGCGTCTTGATTTTCGTCAAGTATTAATTCGACTATCTTCATATTTAATATAACGTTTTAAATTAAAAAATTTGTATTTTATCCAATGGTTGCTCCGTCAACAATATTTCTTTCTAATCCTTGTGCAGTTGTTACATCATTACTAACAACATATGCACGAACTGGTTGTTGTGTTTGACTGCTGATAACATCGGCTAATTGACTTGTTGGGGATTGACCTACAATATTTATTGCAGGTGGGGCAGATGGTACACCACCTCCACCACCTCCAGCAGAAATAGTAGCTGATCCTGCAGATATTCCACCTCCTGATTCAGCACTTCGTATTTGTTGTATTGCCTTAACACCTGCAGCAACAGTTGATGCAATACTTATTCCGGCTTGTATTGATTGACGTGTTGCAGCTGCAGCTCCAACGATCGGCCCCAGTTCTAATAATGCACGGGCATTTGCAGCAGATGTGTTAGAAACAATTTGTGCAATACTTGCAGCTTGTGATACAATTACTGCAGCTATTTGCATATCTTTATTTTCACCGGCAATTGCACCTAATAAATTACTAAATCCTGACAATAATGCTATTTTTTCCTCCTCCATCTTTAATTGTGCATTTATTTCCTTTTCTTTGTCATTTGTAATCTTTTGTTCTGATTTTTTTTGATTTGCCTCATTTTTTTTATTCCATTCATCATTAATTCTTGTTTCCTCATCTTTATAAAATTTTTCTACTTCTGCTATTGCTAATGCTTTAGCTGCAGCATTTCCTTGGCTGTTTTCAATTTCAGCAATTTGTTTTTCTTTTTCATATTCATTTCTGATTAAATCTGCCTCCTGTGAATCACCAAGATTTTTTAAGAAGAAATTTCTACGTATATCACCAATTTTTAAATTAGCATTGGTAATCATATCAATCTCCTTTTGCAAACGTTGTTGTAAAAGATCTAATTCTTTTTGATGATAATTTTCAGTTTCTTGTAATTGTTTTTCTTCATCGGATTTAATTTTTAATCTATATCCATCACGTTGATTAATTAATTTATCAATTACTGATTGCGTTTCACTTTCAATTTTTTTATTATTTTGCTTAAGCTCATTTAATTGTTCATTTGTTGTACCTGTAATAAATTGAAATAAACCTCCTGCAGCACCTCCAATACCAGGAATATTTTTTATTATATTACTAATATTATTTAAATAAGATTTTGATTGTTCCTGTTCTTTAGCAATTGTTTTTTGTGCATCTAATTGTAATTGATATTGTGCAATTAATTCGTTTGTTTGTTGAATTTTTGTGTCTAATATTTCTTTTTCTGTTTTGCCTTGTAATTTTAACGTGTTTTCACTTTGTTTGGTTAAATTTAATTGTGCCTCAGCTTCTATTGTAGATTTTTTTTGATTTTCTAATATTTTTAATGACTCCTGACTGGCACTTCCAAACAATTGGTTAAGTTCATCCCAATAAGCAACGATCGTTCCTATAGCGACAACTATAGCACCAAATCCGGTGGCAAGTAATGCTTTTTGCATTGTCCCTAATCCTGCAACAAATCCTTTTAAACTTTTACTGGCCGAAACAAATAATCTACCAAGGTTTTTTATATCGGTTGCATAACCTCCCGTTATAGTTGATAAACCAGATGTAATGTCTTCATTTTTTAATAATGTTTCATTAAATTCTAATGCTTTTATTTTTCCAGTTGTTTTTTCTTTATTTACATTTTTTAAACCGTCAACATATGATTTGTTTTGTACCTGTAAACTTTTTAATTCTGCGCTTTCAATCTTTAATTCATTATTTAAACCTTTTAGTTTTTGTTCTAAATGTTGTTTTTCCAAAAAATTACCAGTTTCATCGTATTGTTTATTTAACAATGCAATTTGTACTTTTAAATCGGCTACATATTGTTCTTGATTTTGTATAATACTGTTTAAATCATCTAATTCTTTTGCAACCTGTGATGCATTAGTTTTACCCTGTATTTCTATAACTTTTCGTACTTGTTCCATCTTTTAATTTTATTTGCTAATTGAAAACCCTCTTTAAATGTATCGGGTAATTTGTTTTTACCTTGTGCTATCCTAATATTATGGGTTTCCCCATCACAATATTTTAATAATTGTAATATTTTTATTATCATACCTTATTTAATAATTCTAAACTGCTTTTACCTGTATTTAAATTTATATTTATGTTATTTATTATATAATTTTGATTATTAATTATTATTACATCATTCATTTGTAATTTATAAATAATTTTTAATGGTAAATACGCTTCAAATTTGAATATTCTACGTTTTTCATTAAATACATCGCTAATATAATTTGAATAATAATTATTGAATAATGTGCCTCCCCATTCTTGACTTGTTCCCGTCCATTCGTTTATTTCTTGTTTAAAATTAATATTTGCATTTGTAACCGTTGGATCTATATTTACACTGTTTGAAGGTATATAATAATTACTTAATGCTGTATGATTACTTGCATCATCTCTAAATGAAATACGTGTATGCCCTGTTACAGAGGATGTAATACGATAGGGGTAAAAAATAATTGGTTTCCCTATATATGAATCAAAATTATCATCTACACAATAACCATATTGGGCAGTAGTTAATTGTTGATTATCGTCATTAATTAAGCGTTCATATTGCATATGTTCAAACGGAACAGTAATATTATATTCTTCATTTGGTGTTGTAAATCTATCATCACCTGCGTAAAATTCTGTTCCCCAACCCTGATTAAATAATTGTTCAAATTGCAATGCAATAAATGTTCCTAATCCCTCATATGCAAAATTTACTTGATAATATGGTAATGCAACATTAACTGTTCCTGATTTTACATTTATATATTCTGAAATATCCCAAGTATTATAATTATTTGAATAAAAACTATCTAATGTTTGTACAACAATTTTTCCATAATTTGGATTTGGATTGCCATTTACTAATAATGTATAATCATCATAATATGCTGTTAAATTAAACATCTTAAATAATGCGGTTAAGAAGTCAATTATTTTCATTTTAGGTATTTGTTGCGAAACAATAAATGAAAAATTAGCCGTATGTGTAAATGTGGTTATTTTCCACGTATCTGCCCACGCGGGTGTTTTTCCAAGTAAATTCCATTCAATGCCATCGTCAGTTGCATCAGAAAAAACAATATTATTTGTTGAGGTTGAAAATATACTTATAGTATATGATCCTACCGGTAATGGTAAACTGTTTGGAAAATCAAATTTATTAAATGTTTGATTTCCTGTTACGGTTGCTGATTTAAACCATTCTGTACCATTTTGATAAATAATAATATAATATGGATCGGCTGATGAAGTTCTTAATACAAGTTCCGTATCAATAAAACTATTAAAACCTGGCAATATATTTAATGTATTACCAGATGTCATTGTTGAATAATTATCATTACCAGACTCGCCTATAAAACCTGTTACTTGTGTAGTATATGGATTTGTTCCTTGTGTTGTTGGTTCAACATCACCTTTTTTTCTATGTAACCACATAAATAAATTATAATATGGTAAATTACTGGTGTTAAAAAAATCATCAGAAAACACAATATCTGATTGATAACCATTTGCAATTGTAAATTCATTTTCAATACCTTCAATAATTTTATGTAATCTAACCGCATATTTTAATTGATTCCAAAATACACCGTGATCGTGAGAAGAACCTGTATGATAATATAAATTTCCTGTATCGTTAGTATGTGCAGATGGATTGCTGTTATAAAATAATTGATCCGTATGTGTTATTAATGGGACAATAATATCTGTTCCATTTTGTAATTTGTTTTTTATATTTGCTGAATCATATGTTAATGATGAATCTATATTGTCTAATGTTGCTGATAATTGTCCTAATTTTAAATCACCTAAAACTTCTTTTAAATTTACTGTATTACCATAAAATGTGATTTTATATGCATA